TTATGATGCGGTGAACCTATGTGCCCGTAATCGTTTATTCCTTTAAATTGACCTTCAAAATTTACTTGGCGCAAAGATTGTTCTAATCTCATTAATGCCTTGGCGTAGTTACCTGAACCGTCAGCGAATGATACTACTGTTTTTTTCATTTAATATTGTTTGTTTGCAGTTTGAAAATCGTAATGATACATATTTAAAAGAATCTTATGTTCTGTTTTTAAAAATCTTGATAAAGAATCACTGTATGCCTTATCTTCTGCCAAAGATTTATCAGGGAACCCCGCTTGCAATGCTAAATCTCTTTTAACCGCTGTAATATGGTTAGTTTTTCTAAGATAAACACTCCTACCTCTTTCAATTATAGTGATATTGTCGTAATCCTTTGAAATTCTCCAATCAATACGGTTAACTCCATTGGTTGTTATATACCCATTGATAGCCATGCAATCAGCACCAGTTTCGCATCCTTTTAGCATTTCAGAAACATAATATTCAGGCACAGTATCGTCATCGTCAATAAAAACTATGTATTTTCCTATTGACATTTCTAATAACTTTTGCCTTTTTGCGCCTGTCGACATTTGCTTATTGTCAACTAAAGAAATTATTTCTACATCACTAGTTTTTTGAGACTCTAAATTTTTAATCAGTTTATTTAACTGAGATGCTCGAATCTCTAAAGAAGGTATTAGAATTGATAATTTCACAGCGGGAAATTTAATGATTTACGTTTTGAGTACACCTCTTTACCCTGGTTCCAATTTGCAGCACTACGTATATACGTCTCATCGTTTAATGCCTTACCATTTGCAGGATGATGATGCTCAAACCTTAAATAAGGGACTTTTAATAACCAATCATTATTATTGCATGTCCAAAAAAGGTCTTCATCTACAAACATAGATTTATATTCTGGATGCCAAAAATAACCTAATTTATTATATAAATGTTTAGTAATTATTGGTATTGTAAGAACCGCTACATCAAACCTTTGCAAGCAGTCATCAACTTTAATGCAACAAGGCTCATTAATCTTATCTCCAAAAGCATCAACTATTAATTCATCCCAATTATCAGGACAATTAAAATCATCGGAAAGGTAAACTAAAATATCGCCAATTGCTTTTTTGCAAGCTATATTAGTAGCATCTACTACTGATTTATTGTCATTTATTTCAATAGTACCAAATAAAAACTTATAATTTTTTAATTCAATGTCATCGAAATCAACAGATAGTATGTGCTCAATAGTATGACTGCACGAAGATTTAAGCATCCAGTCAGAATACGTTTTAAATGCCTTTTTAGCTCTACCTCTAGACGGGTGTATTAAACTAATAATCATTTTACATATTAAAGTATGTTGCAATACGTTTAAGTATCGGTAAATGCAATTTAGGAATATCTTCTAAATTATTGTCCGAACGTTTTATTGCATCGGCAATTTCAACATCAGATAATAATAACACAACGGTGTTACCGTTATCAAACTCTACATAAACCGCATTGTAAGATAATGCTGAACCAAACTTTCTTTTATGGTTTGATACTTTTTTAAGTTGACCTAATTTTATTTTCATGGTTTTTTAATTTCTCCCAAAATAATATTTATTCCTGCCATAATTCTGCGATGTGCAGTAGAGCATCTAAATGATTGAACATTTTTATAGCCCAAAGCCTCTGCTATCACAATTTGATTTAATCGGTATTTTTTTACGTGCTCGTATATCATATACAGATTACAAATATACAAAATAATAAGCAATTACTAACTTATTCCATATATTATGCAAATATTTTTACTAATTAACATATAATCAAACGCAAATATTTTACTTTTGAAGTAATCAAATATAAATAAAATGGAAATTTCAAAAGAAACACCTAAAGAAGTTATCGGTCAATTAACCGAGCAGGAATTAACTCAATTGCAAAATTCAAACAACGAAAGAATAAGAATAAAAATTCATATCGGCGATTTAGAATTACAAAAACAAAGCACTATAAAGCGTTATGATGAATTAGTTTACGAATCAAAAGTATTTGAGCAGAAAATTATAAAAAAGCACGGAGAAAATGCCGTTGTAAATATCCAAACAGGCGAAGTAACAAGTGGAAATTAGAAAATTAACTATTGGTCCAGATTATAAGGATGGAATGCACTATTCAGTAGGGCAAGAAATCCTTGGAGGAAGCAATAAGATTCACTTAATAAAAAGAGAAGCTGAAACGCTATCGGTAGAGATATGGATTATAAATAAACTAAGCGAAGTTGTACTATGGAAAGAATTTACATACTCGGTGCCCAAATCAATAGAATTTAACATTGACTTTTAAACATGAGAAGTCCTGATAATTTTATAGTAAAGCCAATTGGAGGAAAACGCTACGATAATACTACAAATATTGCAGGTGTAGAATTAATAACAAGCGTATCTGAGGAAGACCACCTGGCATCTAATAGATTTGCCAAAGTAATAGAATTGCCTATTGGATATAAGGGTGATATTGAAATAGGTGCAACATTGATAGTCCACCATAACGTAATGAAGTTTTATAATGACATGTACGGTCAACGCAAAAACTCAGGTTCATTTTTAAAAGATGATTTATTTATTGTTAATGAAGAACAGTTTTTTGGATACAACAACGGGAATAAATGGGAGACTCAAGGCAGGTATTGTTTTGTAAAACCCATTCCGGTAATAGATAATTTAAGCATTAAAAAACACATTGACGAAGAACCGTTAATTGGCGTAATAAAATACAGTAATGAATACCTAGAGTCCAAGGGGGTGGTTGCTGGAGATAAGGTTTGCTTTAAGCCTGAATCGGAGTATCCTTTTATAATTGACGGAGAGAAACTTTATCGAATGTTTGACCACGCTATTGTAATTAAATTATGAAAAGCACAGAAGAGTACAAGCAGTTAATCATTGATGCAGGAAGAAAAGGCGTAGAAGAGCTAATCAAGGTAATTGAAGAGCCGATTATAACAAATACTGAAGATGATGTTAGCTCAGATAGATTAAAAAATGCGGCTCAATGTAAAAAAATAGCCGTGTTTGATGCTTTTGATATACTTACCAGGATAGACGCAGAACAACTTAGTTTAACAGAAGGAACATTATCACATTCATCACAGGGATTTGCAGAACGTAATTCAAAAGGAAGATAATATATTTTCAGTTTTACCCGATTATATAGATAAGAGCATTATACAAAGACGTAATGCTACAAAGTCATGGAAATACGGATACGATGAAAAATACGATGTTGTAATAATTTCTAAAAATGGTGAAATAGGCGAAATTTACAAAATACAAAACTTAATAATAGCTCTACCAAAAGAACCTAAAGAAATTTATTCACGAAGTAAAAAAAGAGAAGACCAATATTGGGAAAGGGAGATACCTCCACCTGAATTAAGTAGAATAAAATCAATGAGCCAATGGAACGATGCTCCTGCGGCATTTAAAAATAATTGGTTGCCGTACATTGACCAACAATTTGATTGTAGAGAGCACGGGTTTTGGTTTAAAAATAATGGAGTTTCTACTTATCTAACAGGACAACATTGGTTTTATTTACAGGTTGCAAGCATTGATGTTGGTTATCCTGATTTTCGTGAAGCCAACAGAATAAAATACATACACTGGGAGGCATGTAAGGCAGACGATAGGTCTTTTGGGCAAATTTATACTAAGATTAGAAGGTCGGGGCACTCGTTTGAAGCATCATCTGATGCGGTAGAAACAGGAACGTTGGCAAACAATGCCCGTATAGGATTACTTTCAACAACCGGGGCAGATGCAAAAAAAATGTTTACTGACAAGGTTGTCCCAATCAATAATAAATTGCCATTCTATTTTAAACCTATTATGGACGGTATGGATAAACCTAAAACAGAATTATCCTATAAAGTACCTGCAAGTAAAATAACTAAAAACAACATGTACTCGGCAGGTAATGTCGGAACAGAAGGACTTGATACTACAATAGATTGGAAAAGTACAGATGATAACTCGTATGACGGTGAAAAGTTAATATTTTTATCTATAGACGAAGCAGGTAAATTCTTAAAACCAATTAGTCTTTTAGGGTTATGGCGTGTACATAAAACGTGTTTGCGATTAGGAAGCAGAATAATTGGCAAATGCAAAATGGGTTCTACTGTAAACGCACGCAAAAAGGGGGGAGAAGAGTTTAAAGAGATGTATGAAGATTCCGATGTGCTTAATAGAAATGCCAACGGACAAACTAAATCAGGATTATATTCTTTATTTATTCCTATGGAGTGGAATATGGAAGGGTTTATTGATAAATATGGTATGCCTGTTCTTAGAAAACCACATGTTCCCGTAATGGGAATAGATGGAAAACTAATTAAAAATGGAGCAATAGACTATTGGGAAGCGGAAGTAGATTCATTAAAAAGCGACTCAGATGCTTTAAATGAATTTTACAGACAGTTTCCAAGAAGTATTTCTCATGCTTTTAGGGATAAAAGTGAGGCTTCATTATTTAATTTAACTAAAATTTATCAACAGATTGATTATAACGATTCAATAATAATAGACCATCATGTTACAAGAGGATCGTTTACATGGAAAGATGGTATTAAGGATACAACAGTAATTTGGTCTCCCGATATTAGGGGTAGATTTTTGGTAGGGTGGTTGCCGCCAAAACATTTACAAAATAGAGTAATAAGAAAAGGCGATAAGTGTATGCCTTGCAATGAACACCTAGGAACATTTGGGTGTGACCCTTATGATATATCAGCAGTAGTTGGTGGTAGAGGCTCTAATGGTTCACTACACGGTATGACTAAGTTCCATATGGACGAAGCACCTATAAATGAGTTTTTCCTTGAGTATATAGCAAGACCACAAACAGCAGAAATATTTTTTGAAGATGTACTTATGGCGTGTGTTTTTTACGGTATGCCCATACTTTCAGAAAACAACAAACCAAGGCTGCTTTATCACTTTAAAAATAGAGGGTATCGTGCATTTAGTATGAATAGACCCGATAAGAAATTTGCTAAACTATCAGCAACAGAAAGAGAGCTCGGAGGTATACCGAACTCGTCTGAAGATATTAAACAAGCTCACGCAAGCGCAATAGAAACCTACATAGAAAAACATATTGGATTTGATATGTCTGGAACATACAGAAGTAGTGATCAAATAGGCTCAATGCTTTTTAATAACACTCTTTTAGATTGGGCGCGGTTTGATATAAATGACCGAACAAAGTTTGATGCCTCTATTAGCTCAGGATTGTGTATTATGGCAAATCAAAAACACGAGTATTTGCCAGAAGTAAAAAATGAGAAAATAAGTATTAATTTTGCTAAATATAATAATGAAGGTTCATCTTCTAAAATAATAAGAAACTTATGAAAGAGGTAGAAATAACTATTCCTGCAACCGTTTTTCCAAATCAATTTGTGTCTGACACACAGAAAGCAACTGTAGAATACGGATTAATGATTGGAAATTCTATACAGTGGGAGTGGTTTTCAAAAGACCAAGGAAGTTGTAGATTTTATGACCGAATGGGCAGGTACCATAGACTAAGAATGTATGCAAGGGGGGAGCAGTCAATAGAAAAATATAAAAGCGAAATGGCAGTTGATGGTGACTTATCTCACCTAAACTTAGATTGGACACCCGTTCCAATTATACCAAAGTTTGTAGATATAGTTGTAAATGGGATGTCTGATAGGTTATTTAAAGTAAAAGCATTTGCCCAGGATGCAATGTCTCAAGCTAAGAGAAGTAAATATCAGGATATGGTAGAGGGGCAAATGGTAGCTAAAGATATTTTAACAAGTATCCAAAATTCCACAGGAGTTGACCCATTTGTTATGCCTCCAGACCAATTACCTGCAACCGATGAAGAGTTAAGTCTTTATATGCAACTTCACTATAAGCCTGCAATAGAAATAGCAGAAGAAGAGGCTATAAATACAATACTTGAAGAAAACAAATGGTATGACATAAGAAAGCGAATTGATTACGATTTAACAACAATAGGAATAGGTATATGTAAACACGAATTTCTGCCAGGTGCAGGTGTTGAAGTGTGTTATGTAGACCCTGCTTATATAGTTAATAGCTATACAGAAGACCCTAATTTTGGTGATGTATTTTATTGGGGAGAGGTAAAAACAGTTCCTGTTACAGAACTTTACAAAATAGACCAAAGTTTAACACCCGAGGATATTGAAAAAATATCTCAATATTCGCAAAGTTGGTACGACTATTATAACTCATCACAGTATTACGATAATAGTGTATTTAGAAAAGATACCTGCACGCTGCTTTATTACAATTACAAGACTTCAAAAAAAGTAGTTTTTAAGAAAAAAATACTTGAAGGAGGTGGCTCTCGTGTAATTCAAAAAGATGACCAGTTCAATCCGCCTGTAGAAATGATGGAAGAAGGTCGTTTTACTAAAATAGAAAAAGTAATTGACGTTTGGTATAACGGCATAATGGTTATGGGTACCAATATAGTTCTTAAATGGGAATTGGCTGAAAATATGGTTAGACCAAAATCCGCCTCACAACATGCTTTATCAAATTATATAGCGTGTGCCCCAAGAATGTATAAAGGAAACTATGAACCTTTAGCCGGAAGAATGATTCCATTTGCTGACTTAATTCAAATTACTCACTTAAAGTTACAGCAAGTTGTAGCTAAAGTAGTTCCTGATGGTGTATTTATAGACGCTGATGGTATAAACGAGGTTGATATGGGCGAAGGGGGAACATATACTCCCGAAGACGCATTAAGACTGTATTTTCAAACAGGTAGTGTTGTAGGACGTAGTTATACATCTGATGGCGAATTTAATAATGCAAGAGTTCCAATAACACAACTTACATCTAATTCGGGCGCAAGTAAGTTACAGATGCTTATTGCTAACTATAATCACTACTTAGGTATGATTAGAGATGTTACAGGATTAAATGAGGCAAGAGATGGCTCTACTCCTGACCCAAACGCATTAGTTGGAGTACAAAAATTAGCAGCAGCAAACTCAAACACAGCAACACGACACATTTTAGATGCAAGTTTATCTATATTTAGGTCACTGTCCGAAGCTTTAACATATAGAGTTGCAGATATACTTGAATACTCTGATTTTAAAGATGATTTTGCTAATAAGATTGGAAAATACAATGTATCTATCTTAAACGATATTAAAGATTTGTACGCATCTGATT